CAACTAAGGACTGTGCGTCAATCTATTTTTAGTTCTCTAAGAAAATAATTTGCGACTATGCCAAAAACCGCAGCTTTCCATAAAGCTGTTTTCGTTAGTCTCCGCTCGCCAGCCTTTAGCCTGCGCTCGTTCTCTTTCTTGTAAGCGAGCGTGATGTGCTCTTGAGTAGTGCTCATGTTGAGCATACTAAAGAAAATATTTCTTAGTTGGCTTGCGCACATGGTCTTAGTTCGCTAAGATAGTGGCATGAACGCAAACAAAATCATTGATGCACTCGGTGGCACTTCTGCTGTAGCGGAACTTACCGGGGTGACTACCGGCGCCGTGTCCCAATGGCGAACTTCTGAGAACGGGGTTCCTTGGCATTGGCTGAAATTCTTCGCGCAAATCAGGCCGGATGTTGTTGATCCGGAGTCCGTCAAGACCAAGGAATCGGCCTGATGCTAACCGTGTCTCCCTCCTCCCGGACTGACAGCCGGGTTTCGCCACGTAGATGCTTCTGCATCCGGGGCTCTTTTATTCCGCCGGTGAGCGCATGAGCCTTGATAAGAAGTCGATTCATGTTCGTGTTCCTCCCGACTTGCACGACCAGCTTTCGATCATGGCCGACTTTCTGGACAAGGACATTGCCGAGGAAGCCGCCCGCATTCTGGCTCGCGGCATCGTTGCCGCTTTCTACGAATTCACTATCGCCCATGAGCGAATGACCCGCTTGGGAATCGGCGGGAAGAACGGGGAGAAATAGGGAATGACCAATCATGAACCGAACAAGCGAATGGACTTTTTCGCCGCACTGGCAGAAGCCGCCGCGATTCCTGAGTTTGTCTCCAACTACGACAGGCTTTCTGGAAATAATTTTGGCCGAGTTCTCAGCGCCAGAGGAATCGAAAAAATGGTTGATGAGGCCAGCGGATTTTCCAATGAAGAAACTGCAAAGTTTGCGGCGTTCTTTTACGAATTCGTCTGGTCAAGACTTCCGACCACACCGGAGGCCAACCGGAAATGACCGCTATCGGCTGGCTTCTTCTCGCGATGCTATGGGCTGCAATCAGCTATGGATTCTGCCTGTGGTTCTGCCCGCGCCTGTTCCGCTATGTGCAACGGGATGACGAATGAACTCCACCGTCGATTCAATGATGAAAGCGATGGGCTTCAATCGATGCTCCTGCAATGACTGTGCATTCCATAGCCCGAGCGTGGCCTATCCGATGGTGCGCTGCAATCTGCTTGGCGAATATGTGGCGCCGACGTTCGTGTGCGAACAATTCAAGGGCAGCAATTCATGAGCACTCCAATAATCCGCATGTCACCGGCGCCGAACACCAGCATGACGCCTCTTCAGGCGCTCCATTCTGCTTTATGTGACGCAGAAAACGGTATGCAGGATGTGCTCATTATTGCTTACGACGCAGATGGTTATCTCTACATCCGGTCGAGCAAGATGACTTGCGCCGAAGCGTTGTTCATGGCGAACAAAGCCATGCGCTGGGCAGAGTCCGGAGGTGAAGAATGAGTGAAATCGTCACCATCCTGCAATCAGTCGTCATCTATGCCGGCGATCTAATGCTTTGCATCGGTGCGCTGGTGTTTCTTGGGCTTGTGTTTATGGAAGATGGTCTATGACCTACTCAGCCGAACCTGGACACGTCGAGCAGTTCCGCGATGCCACGGGCAATCACGAAAAGATGCGCGGCGCCATGTTTATGGCTATGCAGAAATTCGTGTGGGGAAGATGAAATGATCCATTACCACGGATTGCCGATTACGCCAGCAACAGCAGCTCGCGCCGCGATTAGTGGTGGTCACGCATTTGTTTCATTCAAGTATCCAGGCCAACTAGGTCTTGTGCTTGATGTATGCCAGAGCTTCGCCGTGGATAACGGTGCGTTCTCCGCATGGAAAAGCGGCGATCCGGTTACGGACTGGCGTGGTTATTACGAGTGGGTAGCGGAGTTGCATCGCTATCCGTCTTTTGATTTTTCAGTAATACCGGATGTTATTGATGGCGATGAACAAGCCAATGATGCACTCCTGGCTGAATGGCCTTGGCGGGGAACGGCAAAGGGTGGGAGCATCGGAGCGCCTGTATGGCACATGCACGAATCTATTGACCGGCTCCATCGTCTTGCGAACGAATGGCCGCGCATCTGCATTGGAAGTAGCGGCAAATTTGCGTTCGTCGGCGACGCTAAATGGTGGGGTCGAATGGCAGAAGCAATGAATGCCGTATGTGACAAAAACGGCAATCCAATCTGCAAGCTGCATGGATTGCGCATGCTGAATCCAGAGGTCTTTTCACGCCTTCCACTCAGTAGCGCAGACAGCACAAATATCGCCCAAAACATCGGCATTGATTCCGCCTGGCGCGGAACTTACACGCCACCAAGCAAGGAATGCAGGGCATTGGTCATGCGTGAGCGTATTGAATCAAATCAAGCGATTACGTTTTGGAATTCTCAGCCTGTTCAAATGGAAATTGCAGCATGACCTACTCAGCCGAACCAGGCCACATCGAATCGTTCCGCGATGCGACTACCAATCACGAAAAGATGCGCGGCTCGCTCTACGTCACGTTCAAGTGCCGCGAGTGCGGGCAATTCAAGTCGTCATCTGGACGAAAGGCGCGCGGAATGAAATCTGACGGATACCGCTGCGCTGCATGCCATGCGAAGAAGGTTGCGAAGTAATGAATGCTTGCGTTCAACAGGCAAAGAAAAACCCGTCCTTGAATGGCTGGCAGGCCGGACGGGTTGGAAACAATCTGGAGCAGATTATGCAACGGGAAAATGAGTTTGGCAAATTCGATTACTTCCGATCGCTTTACGCATCGATCGACATATCCGAATACGACCCGTACCCGATTGATTGGAGTCCGTATTTCTCGCCGATTGAAAGCGTTGCATGGGGCGAAATTCGTTGCCTTGGACTTCCGTTCTGGCCTCAGTTTCCGATCGGTCAGTATTTCGCTGACTTCGCCGACCCGGAAAAGAAGGTTGTTATTGAGTGCGACGGAAAGGAATTCCATTCCAAGGAAAGAGATACGCCCCGTGACGCCTTCATGAACGCAAACGGATGGTGCGTGTATCGAATATCTGGTGCTGACTGCAATCGCTTGGTTAATCCGCCGTGGGAAGAGATTCTCGACAGGTCTATTGAGGACGACAGCGCAGAGGCTAGATGCTTGTACGACAACTGGTTTCACAAAACCATTGAAGGACTCGTTATGGCGATCGCCATTACTCACTATGGCCGCGATGCACTGAATGAGCATGAGCAAATATGCGCCAGTTCAGTTATCTCGGCCCGCAGGGCCAGGGGGATTTGATGGCAAGAATAAGAACAATCAAGCCTGAGTTCTTTCGCCATGAAGCGCTGCAAGACTTGGAACTTGCAAACCCAGGCATGTACCCGATGATGGTGTTCGAGGCGCTGTGGGGGCATTGCGATAGCAAGGGGCGTTTTGAGTGGAAGCCGCGCATGCTCAAACTCGACATCCTCCCGTTCCTACCGTTCGATATGTCCGACACATTGGGAATTCTTGAAAAGTCTGGAATGCTTCACCGTTACTCAGTTGACGGCAAAGAGTATGGCGTTATCGAGACATTCGAGAAGCATCAAAGACTATCCGGGAAAGAAGTAACCGAAGGCGAAAAATACCCGGAACAACAGCGTGAAGAAGCTGTGAAGCAATCGGGAAGCGTTAGGGAAATACCAGAATCCCAGGAAGGGAAGGGAAAGGAAAGGGAAGAGGAAGGGAAAGGAGTGGTCGTCGCGCCGATCGAATTCATCCCTGAAAACCATGTTCCGATCGCTATCGCTCCGGCCACCGAAAAACCAGAAACGGTATTGCAGGCGGTTTGCCGTCAGACATGGGCTGCCTATGCTTACGCCTACGAACGGAGATACGGCGCAGCTCCGGTTCGCAACGCTAAGGTTTCGACCCAGGTGAAAACCTTCGTCCAGCGGATTGGTCATGACGAATCCCTATCGATCGCCGAATGGTTCGTTTCACATCCTGGAGGCTACTACGTCAGCAGGATGCACGACTTCGGATGCCTCCTGAACGATGCTGAGAAGCTTCGTACCGAGTGGGCAACTGGCCGCGTGATGACCCAAGGGAAGGCGCGTCAGTCCGATCGCACCGGAACGACTGGAGCGGCATTGGCTGAAGTGCTGGCCGAACTAGGGGATGCAGCATGAGCGCCGCCGACATCCTGAAGGCATTAGCTGTCACCGCCGAACTTACGCAAACCGAGCTATCCGCAACCGCATTGCGGGTGATGGCATCAGACCTACAGCAATTTCCAGAGGATTCGGTAATTCGCGCTCTGACTCGATGCCGCAAGGAGCTAAAGCACAAGCTGACGCTTGCGGACATTCTTGATCGAATCAGCGAAGGTGACGGCAGGCCGAGCGCCGATGAGGCATGGGCAACTGCGCTTATTGCGCTTGACGAGGCGGAAACGGTTATTTGGACGGAAGAGGCGCGGCAGGCGTTTGCCATTGCTCGACCAGTGCTTTCCGTTGGCGACAAGGTTGGCGCCCGCATGGCGTTCCGTGATGCATACGACCGCATTGTTCTGGACAACCGAGAGAAAGGAATCGGCGCCGTATGGGCAGCCTCTCTCGGGTGGGATAAGGACCGGCGCGCTGCTGCCTTAAAGCGCGCAGAGTCTGCTGGACTTCTTCCGTCTCAGGTTGTTTCCGTCCTGCTTCCTGCGGCAACCGGAGGGGTTATTGAGCAAGCTCTGTTTGGTGGAAATCTTTTGTCTGCTCCGGTTAGCGACGACGACGCGGAGATTGCGCGCAGGCGTTGTGCCGAACTGAAGGCGATGCTTACGGGTAGGGTTTCTGCATGAGCGAAATCGTAAAAATCGGCAACGCAACTTTGTACCACGGAGATTGCAGAGAAATTCTGTCGTCGCTACCGAAGGTCGATCTGGTGCTGACTGATCCGCCGTATGGGATTGGCCGCGATGGAAAGCCGCAAAGCACAAGCAGTCATGGTGGACACAAGGGCTATGAATTCATGGGGTGGGACAACGAAACACCAGGGCGTGAAGTTTTCGATCTGATCCGCTCAGTTTCAGAAAATCAAATTATTTGGGGCGGAAACTATTACCCACAGCACCTATCGCCGTCTATGGGGTGGCTTGTTTGGGATAAAGGACAGCGCATCGATCAAAGTGATTGCGAGCTTGCATACACGTCGTTCAACAAAGCTCTTCGCTCAATGACATTGAACCGCGCATCAATCGCCGTCGATGGAGCTGTGCACCCAACGCAGAAGCCCGTTTATTTGATTGAGTGGTCGTTAAATTTTGCCCCAAAAACCACGTCGACCGTAGCCGATCCGTTCATGGGCAGCGGAACAACCGGCGTCGCCTGCGCCAACATGGGCAAGACCTTCTACGGTATCGAGCGCGAACGAAAGTATTTCGACATTGCGTGCGAAAGAATCGAACGCGCCTATGCGCAACAGAGGTTATTCGCATGAGCGACCTATTCACCAGCCACGAAGAAGCCCGCGAAGAGCGCGCCGGAATAATGGCCGACTCTGGTATCGCCAATCCGGAGCAAGCCGCTGCGGTTGATCTGCATCCGTATGAGGTGCGGGATGTGATTCGCCGCTTCTTCCCTGATGGCGATCCGACGCCGTATTTCGGAATGGTCAAGGCCAAGCGCGGAAACGATGCCGCCGAACGATTGATAGTTGATTGTCGGGAAGCATGGCACCGCGAGATCGAAACCCGCAAGGCACAGCGGGCCAATGTGGATAGCGGAAAGGTAGAGAAGTGAATGAGCTACGAACATGCCATTTATTCGCCGGAATCGGCGGCGGATTGCTGGCCGACCTCATTCTCGGACACAAGCCAATTGTCGCTGTTGAGTGGGAACCATACGCCTGCAAAGTCCTACGCGAACGAGCCGCCGAAGGATGGTTCCCCGAACTGCACGTGTGGGAAGGAGATATCCGATTGTTCGATCCATCCGAGTACGCCGGAAAAGTGGATTGCATCCATGCGGGATTCCCTTGCCAAGACATTAGCGTTGCTGGAAAGCAGGCAGGTGTATCTGAGGGAACCCGATCAGGGATTTACCGAGAAGTCCTGCGCATTGCTGACGCGATACGACCGGAATTCATCTTCTTGGAAAACGTTGCAGCAATCCTTTCTAACGGACTCGGAACCGTTCTTGGAGACTTGGCCGCGCCGGGGTATGACTCAAGGTGGTGTTGCATACGCGCATCCGATGTCGGAGCGCCGCATCACAGGGACAGATGGTTTCTGCTGGCCAACGCCCAATGTGCCGAACGGCGGCCGGAGCTGCGCACATGTGACGGAATGGAGCGAGAGCGGGAAGACGGCGTACCACAACGGAAAGAAAGTTCAGATAGGGCTGGAGCATGCGGTGAAACACTGGACAACACCATGCGCGGACGATACTGGTCACAGGACAGCGAAGTATGCGCAGGGGGGAACGGCATTGAGCATGCAAGCTGGTGGGAAACTGAACCCGAACTGGGTCGGGTGGCTAATGGGATTTCCAATCGGGTGGGCCAACTCAAAGGCTACGGAAATGCCCAGGTGCCACTACAGGCAGCAACCGCATGGCGACTGCTCGGAGGTTGCTAAGTGAAAAAGACTTTGACCATTACCGGAGAAGTCGCCCGCAAAGCGATCTGCCGCCATGTGCTGACCGCAGACGAAGGTTACATCGTGACCATTGCCGAGCCGTCGCGCAACCTTGAACAGAACGCGAAGATGTGGGCAATGCTGGCCGATGTATCAGAACAAACAGACTGGCACGGAAACAAGCTGAACCCGGAAGAATGGAAAGACTTGTTAAGTGCCGGCCTTGTTCAATCAAAAGTAGTTCCGAACATGACCGGCAACGGGTTTGTGATTCTCGGACAGAGAACAAGCAAATTGAGCAAATCACAGTTTGCTGCGCTGATTGAGTTAATCACCGCATTCGCTGTTGAGCGCGGCGTGATATTCGGCGATGAAAGGATTGCAGCGTAATGGCAATCCATAAAAACAATCCAGTCCGTTCGCCTAAATGGCTACAGGCTGTCCGCGAACTTGAATACTGCGTTCTTTGTGGCGCCTATGGCGTTCAGGCTGCGCATCGGAATGAAGGCAAGGGCGCAGGCATGAAAACAAGCGATTGCCTGACTGCTGCACTATGCCCTGAATGCCATAGCGAAATTGACCAAGGCAAACAAATGGACAGGAACGAACGCCGTGCCACGATGAATGCCGCAATCGTTTTAACTGTTGAGCAATTGGTTAAGTCTGGAAAGTTGGTGATTGCATGATTGCGTTTGAGTTTCCTTACCCGCCATCCGTGAATCACTATTGGGGGCAGCGAGGAAAATTAAGATTCATCACCAAGCGCGGAATGGACTTTCGCGCAGATGTGTCCAGCAAGGTATCCGAAATCGCACAGGAAACGATAACGCACGAAATCCATGCCTTTGTATGCCTGTATCCCCCGGACAAGCGTAGGCGCGATTTGGACAACCCTATCAAGGCGCTGCTAGATGCTATGCAAGAGGCCGGAGTTTATGAGGATGATTGCTTAATCAAAAAGCTGACGATTGAAATGCGCGCACCGACCAAAGGCGGAAAGTGCTGCGTCGTAATTTTAAAAGGCGAATAAACAATGGAAATTGACCGCGAAGTACCAATCGATCCGATAGACCGCGCCGATTATTTCATCGAGTCCGTCGTCGATGACCACGTAAAGGAAGCCATGCGGAAAGCTGCTGAGATTCCAGTTGGTACGGCTGGAATTTGCGATGGCTGCGGCGAATTCTTTCCGAGGCTTGTGGATGAAATGTGCGGTAGGTGCCGCGATAAGTTTTCTAAGTATTACACACCATAGGAGATTTAAATGACTGAAGACGAGATGTTGCCATGCCCTTTTTGTGGATCACGTCCAACTCTATGGCCTAGCGTAAAAGGAGAAGTTTCTCCGTATTGTGAATACTGTGGCGCTGGCTTCTTTGGCGGAGCACTATCAGTTGAGTTTTCAAGAAACGGAGAGCCTTTCCATTCGGACGAGAGTTCTTCCGTTGAATATTGGAACAGGCGAGCATCAATAAACAAATGACCTACGCCTGCCAGCAATACACCATAACGCGCCTATGCCGATACGACCGCCGGGCAATCGACCGCAAGTGCGACGGATGCCCACGGACCACGGATAGCGAATACCTGAAATCTATGGGGCTGTGGATTGTTGGCATATCGCATCCGTTGCCCGTCTTTGAGCATGATTCACTGCAAAGGAATATCGAATGCAAATCGAACAGCTAACCAAGATTCTGCTGAATGACGACGAAGTGGCAGCAATGTACGAGGCCTGCGCCGTGGCACTCGAAAAGAACCTGCTAGACGGTTATCCGCTGGCATTTGCGCTGGCGATAGTAGAAACACTGGCCGAGACGGATGAGATTTCCGGCGAGGAACTGAACGAAGAAGAAGCAATCACGATTCAGTAACCAGGGACCAGCGATGCCACAACAAAAAATAATCCGCAATGACTGTACGCTTGACCGCCCATCGCACTATGACCGACAGGAAGAAGACGCAGACATTCAGTCGGTCATTCTTTGTCACATGATCGAACGCGGACCAAGTTGGGCAACATCAAGAGAAATAGCCTGCGAAATGGGTTTCCCTTGGAGAAAAGTTGCAAGGGCATTGCTGAAAATGGCAGAAGTGGAAAAACGTGAATGGAATTGGGTGAGTAACAAGTTCAGGACTAGGACGTGCTGGATATACCGGCATGTCTCGGCACCCACTGCAATCTATCCCGAGTGGATGATGCCACGGGCGCAAGAAGTGGAAATAGGAATCGGATTTGTTCATCGGGTATTGGAGGATTGATTATGGCGGCAAAGAAAAAGCCAGCCGAGGCAAAAACAATTGGTCGCCCAACTCTTTTCAAAGAGGAATACACCGAGCAATTGATTGAATATTTCTCTGCGGCAAAGCCTTATGAGGAACGAACCGTCCTCGATAAGAACGGCGAAGAGAAAATCGTCAATGTTCCGGGCAAGTTTCCAACGCTTGCCAGGTTTGCAACGATGTGTGGTGTAACTCGGGATACGTTGCACGAATGGGCTAATGGAAAAGATGACAATGGGGAATTAAAACATCCACGGTTTTCCGACGCATATAAAAGAGCCAAGGATTATCAGGAGGCGCTTTTGTGCGAAGGAACCATCGCAAATGTCTATAACGCACCATTTTCCATATTCACTGCCAAAAATATATTGGGGTGGAAAGATAAACAGGAAATTGACCAGACGGTTAATCAGACAACTGATTTGACCGTCAGTGTCGGAGGATCATTGTCAGATACATTGGCGAAGGCAAAGGCAAAAGCCGGTGTGTTATAAACATAATGCAAACTGATTCTGACCAAGAATTTATCTGGTCACGCACTTTTGATGAAGCGATAGCACTTTACGAAGATGTACTGGCAGGATCAGACCAAGGAATTGCCGATCTTGCCAAGATTGACCGCTTCTTTCTGTTGGGAATTATCCTCAAGCGGGCGGACATCTTTGATCCGTGGCTATATGCCAGATGCCGGGAGGTCGAGCGCAATCCTGACGGTTATTTAGACCTTTGGGCGCGCGAGCATTACAAGAGTACGATCATCACGTTCGCCGGCATCATCCAGGAGATTCTGAAGAACCCCGAGATAACCATCGGCATATTCAGCTTCAACAAGCCGACCGCCCGCGCATTCCTGCGACAGATCAAGTATGAGCTTGAGTCGAACGAGCATCTGAAGGCGCTCTATCCTGACATTCTGTACGCCGACCCAAAGAAAGAATCTCCCCGATGGTCGGAAGACGCCGGGATTGTCGTCAAGCGCAAGAGCAACCCGAAGGAATCGACGGTAGAAGGTCATGGCCTTGTGGATGGTCAGCCGACCGGGCGTCACTTCCTGTTGCGCGTCTATGATGACGTGGTGACGCTGGAATCAGTCACCAGCCCCGAGATGGTCCAAAAGACCACAGAAGCATGGTCATTGTCCGACAACTTGGGTGCTCGGCCTGAAGGCAACGGACTCGCAAGGTCTTGGCATATCGGTACGCGCTATTCTTTTGCGGATACCTATCAAACCATGATGGACATGGGCGCCGTGATTCCGCGCATCTATGCCGCGACCAATAACGGCTTGCGCGACGGCGAGCCGGTATTCCTGAGCAAAGAGGTGTGGGCTGACAAGCTGAAGAAACAGACCACGGCGGTGCTGGCTGCGCAGATGCTACAGAATCCAGCGGCAGGCACGGCGGCGATCTTCAGCAAGGATTGGCTACGCTTCCAGGATGTGCGTCCTGCGACGCTGAACATCTACATCTTGTGCGACCCGGCCAGTTCCAAGAAGAAGGTCAGCGACAAGACCGCCATCCCTGCGGTAGCGATGGATGCTTCCGGAAATTTCTGGTTGGTCGATGGATACCATCACAAGATGGGCCTGCGCGAGCGATACACGACGATCAAGGCCATGCGCAAATACTGGATGAACATGCCCGGCGTCCAGTCGGTCAAGGTTGGCTATGAACGCTACGGCAGCACTTCCGACCTCGAATATTTCGATATGGAAATGCAGCGCGACAAGGATGTGTTCGACATTCACGAACTGGCGTGGCCGCGTGAAGGGCCGGGCAGCAAGACAGACCGCGTGCAACGACTGGAGCCGGCATTCCGGAATGGGCGGTTCTTCCTGCCGGCTGTCACCAAAGGCGAAACGGCGAACCAATTGAAGGTCAAGGAGCAGGGCCAGGCGTTCCGTATCTTCTCGCCGGTCCATCGTAAGGATGAAGAGGGGCGCGTTTATTCTCTGAACAAGAATTTTCTTGAAGAGTTTTTGACGTTTCCATTCTGTGCGCATGACGACCTGATTGATGCCGTGAGCCGGATATATGACATTGACCCGGTTCCGCCGATCATCATTGACCAGCGGACATTGGAGCCAGAGTATTTTGCGGATGGATCATGATTCGTATGGGGTTTAACCGTGGCGTTTGATGCGTTTCGCAATGTGCGGCCCTTGTTTCGCCTTCGGGTTGCCTTGCCGCGCGTCTGCCGGGTTAATGACCGCCGGTCTGTATTGTATGTGTCGGCTGAGTTGCGGGCATGGAGGTATGGCTTTCTGGTGGCCGAAGACGTTTATTTCCCAACCATGAAGCGGATTAAGGAGCTTTGCTGTGGCTGACGAAAACACCCCGATCAATACGCCGAATTGCAGCTTCAGCGAACGCCTGTTCAGCGAAGAGGTAGCCATTGCCCAGGCTTCCACGGGCGAGCCTTTGCGCCCTAACGATTGGGCTTACGAGTTCTCCAATGGTCGAAAATTTACTTCAGAGTATGAACAGGCATGAGCCTGACCCGTATTACCAGTTGCCGGAGTGCATTCGCCAGTATTACGCCCGCGAAGAATGGATGTGCTTGTCCGATGACCAAAAAACCAACCTGATCAAGACCGAGACAGAGCCAGAATGCTGACAGCCGATTCAAACATCATCGTCGCCGACGAACAACATAGTGCCAGCGATGCGCTCGATTTCTCCATGTCGAAGATGATTGGCGAAAAACTCAACGAGAAGTACCCAGGCCACTTGTGGGCGGTTCGTGTGCGTGGCGAGCAGGGCGTGGCGACAATCCATAACTTTATGCTGTCCGCTGAATATGGCTACTTGCTGAAGTTGGACCAGTCTTATTCGGCTTCTGATCTGCTGGCAAGGGCGGTGCGCGGTGCGGGGGAAATCCTTGAGCGGTTCAACCAGATGCGCGGCCTGGTCAATGATGACGCGATTGCCACGATGCCGACTGACATTAAAGGGCGCGTGATTGGGGATGTAAGCAAATGATCGACAAGGCCAAGGCGCTGCAACTGGCGCGGGATGCGTTCCGTGGCAGCACGGACTACTTCAACGCTAACATCAGGCCGCAGCTTGAGCGCGACATTCGCCAGTTCCAGAGCCGGCACAATCCTGATTCCAAGTATCTGTCAGACGCCTATCGGGCACGCAGCAAGTTCTATCGCCCGAAAACTCGGGCTATGGTGCGCTCCAATGAGGCGACCGCCGCCGAGGCATTCTTTTCCACCGCTGATGTAGTGAGCATCACGCCGCAGCGCGAAACGGACGAGGCGCAGCAGGTCAGCGCCGAAATCATGCAGGAATTGCTTCAGTACCGCCTCACCAAGTCGATCCCGTGGTTCCAGATCGCTATCGGAGCCTATCAGGATGCCCAGGTGCAGGGCACGGTCATCAGTCATCAGGAATGGGTCTATGACCCGATTCGCCACATTGACGAGCCGCGCATTACCCTGCTGCCGATTGAGAACCTGCGCTTTGATCCTGCGGCTGACTGGACCGATCCGGTTGGCACGTCGCCTTACCTGATTCGCCTGATTCCGATGTACGTCAAAGACGTAAAGGCGAAGATGGTTTCCGGCAACTGGCTGACGTTGACTGATTCGCAACTGAAGAGTTCGGCCAAGCAATACGACTCGACCCGATTGCTTCGTGAGGACAACCGTTCAAGCAGCACCGACCAAGTGACCTCCATCAACGATTTCACGATTGTTTGGGTGCATATGAACATCATGGCCGACGACGAGTCGGGTAGCGATGTGCTGTATTACACGCTCGGCGCCGAGTTCATGCTGTCCGAGCCGGAGCCGTTGATTACGCAGTACGCCCACGGCAAGAGGCCGTTTGTCATCGGCAAGTGCGTCATCGAGACACACAAGAACTGGCCGAGCGGTCCGGTTCGTCTTTCCCGCGACACCGCAGCGGAAATAAACGAGATTGCCAATCAGCGTATCGATAACGTCAAGTTTGCGATGAACAAGCGGTATTTCGTTGCCCGCAATCGCCAGGTTGATCTGCGCTCGCTGACCCGCAATGTTCCTTCCGCAGTCACGCTGATGAACGACATCAACGCCGATGTCAAAGTCATTGACACGCCGGATGTGACCAGTTCCAGTTACAACGAGCAGGACCGGCTGAACATGGACTTTGACGAGATTACCGGCAACATGAGCCAGTCGTCTGTTCAGGCCAATCGCAAGTTGAATGAAACCGTTGGCGGCATGGAAATTCTCGCCAGCGACGCAAACAAGGTGCAGTCGTACAGTCTCAAGACGTTCATTGAAACGTGGGTTGAGCCAGTGCTGAATCAACTAGTCAAACTGGAACAGCATTACGAAACCGACGAAACAATCCTCGCGTTGGCTGCTGGAAAGGCGCCGCTGTTCCAGAAATTCGGCTTCGACAAAGTGACTGACGAGTTGCTGATGGCCGAATTGACGCTATCGGTCAATGTTGGCATGAACGCGACCAGCCCGACGCAAAAGATCAACAATCTGCTGACCGGCATCAATGGCGTCAAGAACGCATTGTCTGACGGGGTGCTGGAGAAGTACGGCATTGACCCGACCGAAGTTATTAAGGAAGTCTTTGGCGCTTTAGGGCATAAGGATGGTGGGCGCTTCTTCAATCAGAAAAAGTCGCAAGACCCGCAACTGGTTTCGCTGCAAACGCAACTGCAAGAGGCGCAACAGGCACTTGCTGCCAAGTTCCCGCCCGAACTTCTGGCCGCACAGGTCAAGGAAATCGAGGCGCGCACCGCCAAAATTGATGCTGAAAAGGTCGCCAAGGGCGTAGAGGCAAGCTATTCCGCCATGCAGGCCGCCGAAGTCGTGGCAAGTGTGCCGCAAGTAGCACCGATTGCCGACAAACTCATGCAGGCGGCAGGGTATCAACTGCCCAATCCGGTCGGCGTTGATCCGAACTTCCCGGTGGTCGATATGCCGGTCGATGTGCCTGAAAGCGGTAATACCTCGCCGATGTTTCCTGCCAGAGCAGATAGTGCTGCCAGCGGATTGAACCAAGGCATCGAATCGGAGTTGCAATGAAAGAAGCCGCTAACCTAGTCTCGATCATGTTCATGTCCCGCGAACAGGCGCACCGCGCCCATCTGGCGGCAACCGGGCCGGGAAGTTACGCAAGTCATGTGGCGCTCGGCGATTTCTACGAAGCTATCATTCCTTTGGCTGACCGTTTCGCCGAAGCCTATGCCGGGATGTACACACCATTGACCAACATTCCTTATGGCACGCCAGCCAAGGGAAAGATTGATGCAGTGCTGGAGTCTTTCCTGACAGAAATCGTCAGCGCCCGCAGCGCGTTCGAGAAGCCGGCGCATGGCCCGTTGCTAAACATCATCGATGAAATCGCCGCGCTCTATCTTGGCACGCTCTACAAGCTGCGCAATCTTGAATGATTGAATCCTCATATTAGGAGGGGTAGCAGTAGTGTTCGCCAATATGACGAACGAACAAACACAGGAAGTCCGCGAAATTCAGCAAAGCATCGACCTGAGCTTTCAGGTTGAGGCTTTCTTGCAGGGTCCGATTGGTCGATTCCTGATCGAACGCGCAGACGCAGAAATAGAGTCTGCCGTTGAAGAACTGAAGCGGATTGACCCGGAAAACCCAAGAAAAATTCGTGAGCAACAACACATCATCCATGTCGCCGAGTCAGTTCAATACTGGCTCGCCGATGCCATCCAGGCCGGCCATAACGCAGCCGAAGCCGCAATCAACAAGGAGCTTTAGAACATGACCGTTCAGGCCAATGACGATGCTATCCAAAACGAGGACGTATCGCCGGAATCCGTAGCCGCAATCAAGTCGAATCGTGAAATTGCGATGGAGCAGATTGAACTGGCGAACCTGCGTCGCATGGAAGAGGATACCGGCGTCAAGCTGGTGGCGGATGATCCAGATGATGCGCCAGTGGTCGAGGACAAGCCTGAAGAAGTTGTGACGCCCGCCGCACCCGAGGCCAAAGTGGTTCGGGTCAAGGTCGATGGCGAAGAACGATCCATTACTGAAGACGAACTGATCCGTTCGTATCAGAAGAACTCCGCAGCAGATCGCCGGCTGGAAGAAGCCGCCCAACTGTTGCGCGAAGCCGAACAGCGCGCCGCCCAAGTGGCAGCGCAAACCCAAGTTTCACAACCCGCCGAGCCGTCCAAAGACGTGCGCGACGAGGTGAAGGAAACCCTGTCTGCCATTTACAGCGGGGATGAAGAAGCAGCAACGGAAGCATTGACGAAACTGATGGCGAAAACTCGGGGCGGTGACCAGCCTACCCCGCAATCGCCGCAAGTGTCGGTTGATGAACTTGCCTTTGCTGTCCAGGAAAAGCTGGTCTTTGACCAGGCTGTTGCCAAGGTGCAAACGGACTACCCGGACCTTGTTTCTGATCGCAATCTGGAAATGCTGACTGTCATGCGCAGCAACGAAGCCATCGCCCAAGGTGTTCCACGGGCGCAGGCGTTGCTGACCGCAGCAGAAGAAGTTTACAGGTCGATTGGCAAGGAACCCACCGGGCGCTCGAACACCTCGGACAAGCCGAGTAAGAACAGCCGACTGGAAAACAAGGAGAGGCTGGAACCCGTTCGTTCTGCCTCCAGCACCGCCGTCACGCCCGCATTGAGTCCGGAAGAAGACAACCCGTCATCCGTGATTCAGGAAATGGCGGCAAGACGTTTGGGGCAATCGTTGCCTCGACAAACCGGATAATTTGAAGGAGTTCTATAATGGCTGGTCAAGTATGGCTCACCAATTCGCTCGGCGGTTACATGTGGTCGCCGAATCTGTCCAAGGTGCTGCGCATGGCGCTGCAACCACTGGTCAAGTTCCGTCAGTTCGCTGACATCAAGGACGCCGCTGTTCAGGGCAAGGGCAAGGGCGATACGTTCCACTGGAACGTGTATCAAAACATCGCCACGCAGGGCACGGTGCTGACGGAAGGCACGGCCATTCCGCAAAGCAACTTCACCATCGTGCAGGGTACGATGACCATTACCGAATATGGTAATTCGGTCCCTTACTCCGGCAAGCTGGACGATCTGTCCGAGCATCCGGTGCGTGAAATCGTCCAGAAGGTGCTGAAGAACGACGCCAAGAAGGCGCTCGATCAAGCCGCTTACGACCAGTTCAACGCGACCCCGTTGCGCGTCATCCCGACCGCTGGCACCGATACCGCCGCCATCACCCTGTACACCAACGGCACCGTTACCGGCACCAACAACGTGGCACTGGGCAAGGCGCACGTCAAGAACATCGTCGATACCATGAAGGAGCGCAACATTCCTCCGTATGAAGGCGACGATTACTTTGCCATCGCTCACCCGACCACGCTGCGGGCATTCAAGAATGACCTTGAGTCGATGAAGGTGTATGTGCAGGAAGGTTTCCAGATGATCATGAACGGGGAAATCGGCCGTTACGAATCCACCCGCTTCATCGAGCAGACCAACATTGCGAAGGCAACCTTCGTCAATGGCAAGTCGAACTGGGCCTACTTCTTCGGCGCCGATACCGTCGCGGAAGGTATTGCGGTGCCGGAAGAAATGCGCGGGATGATTCCGCAGGACTATGGCCGATCGCGTGGTATCGCCTGGTATTATTTAGGGGGCTTCGGCCTTGTGCACAGTACCGCAGCGCAGGCCCGTGTAATTAAATGGGATTCAGCCGCATAACTGTTGCTGTACAACGAAAGGCCCACTTCGGTGGGCTTTTTATTTGGTATAATCGGTACTATCAAAACATCGAGGTACTATCATGGACTATACGTGCAAATGGTGTCATGAAATTAAGCCGGAAGAAGAGTTTGTTAAGCGCAATGCGAAAGCGCCATATAGCGATTCGAATATCAGGTCATGCAAGGTGTGTAATCGCGCACGCAACAGAGATCGTTACACTGATCCAGACATACGAGCAAAGCAACTTGCTGCAAACAAGGCATGGCGCCATGAGAATTTAGATAGGCAGCGCGAGCTTGAGCGTGAGTTCTTGGCTCGAAATCCTAATAACCTAAAAGCCCGCAGTAAGGTCGGTCACATGATCCGTCGCGGCTACTGGACACAGCAGCCATGTGAGATTTGTGGTGGTACAGATTACGTAGAAGCACATCATGACTCATACGCAGAGGCGCACTGGACAACCGTTCGTTGGCTTTGCAAGGCACATCATGAGGAATGGCACAAAAACCTTGATCCGGTTAAAGGGCCGATTCTTGAAGAACCATTGGCAGAAGTTGCAAGATTGCGCTCAGAACATGATGCAATACAACGTCAGATGGCAGAGCTTCGGAAGCAGGCGGCAGAGATAAAGAAGCGAGCGAACGATATTGAATTCGACGCGTGGTCAAAGGTGCAGAAAATAGCCATCGACCTGTTCGATAAAGTATTCAAGAAATAGCAGACAAGCCCGCGCAAGCGGGTTTTTCTTTGCCTGAAATCATGAGGGGCTGGCTAATCATTCGGCCATGACCTGCCCCATCTGTAGCGGCCAATCCGCCCATGTTGCTGACATTCCGTTCAACAAGTCATGCGACCACGACGAAGCCAGTGGCGACCTGATTGCCTACCATGCTTGCCAGGATTGCGGATTTTCATGGGCGCCTGATCTGTGCGCCAAGCCGCCCGAGTGGTTCGCCGCAAACATCTACAACGCTGACTACCATATGTTCGATCCGGAGTATGACGGGATAAGGGCCGAGCGCCAGGCGAAGAACATCATCTATGCCTATTCATGGGCGCGCAAGCAAATACGTCATCTGGATTATGGAAGCGGCGACGGGCAACTGACGCAACGCTTGCTCAAGGCTGGATTCGATTCGACCGCCTACGACCCGTTCATTCATCTGGAAGCGCCGTCCGGTCAGTTCAACCTGATTACCTGCTTCGAGGTGCTGGAACACGCGCCTGATCCTAACCGTGTCATGCGGCATCTGGCCTCATACCTTGCGCCAGAAGGCGTGTTGATCGCCAGCACCATGCTATCCGATGGCAATGATCTGGCCGACTGGTGGTATGCCGCGCCACGCAACGGACATATTTCATTGTACTCGGGTAAGTCACTTGGAGAACTGGCGGTCAAGCATCGGCTTTGTGCGCGTATCAGTTCAGGCGGTACGCATAGTTTCTTCCGCAAGCTACCTGGATGGGCAACCTCTGATTAGGAGGGGTTGAGTAACACTCCATGCATCCGACCTAACGGAGAAAGTCATGCTCAAAGAATTCACCGAAGCACAGAAAACCCCGAATGAACAGGCCACCTATGGCCTCTATGGCGCACAGAAAACCGGCGTCAGTTCGGCGGAAATCAAACATGGGTTCATCTCGGAAGAAATGAACATCGATGCCGACCACGAAGGCAACACCAAGGACGGCAGCATTTACGAGCGCGAGGGCTTTCTTAGCCCTATCGGCTTCAACACGCGATAAGGAAAGATCATGGGCGTTAATTCTGAATTGGCCGCGCTGAACCGCGTAGGTAACGGGCAGTTGGGCAACCTGGACGACAAAGGCACGGAAACCGGCTGCGAAGGTGATTCGCACGGCGTTTCGTATGAGGGAGGAGCGACCAATCGACTTGGCAGCATTGATGCCTCAAGCGACCACCACTCGGCCCGCCGTTTTGGCATCAACGAGCAAATCAATGAGTCGGCCAGCCATCCGAATTTCACAGGCAGCCTCGGCAGTTTCGGCGCCGATAGTCACGCGCCGTCCGACCGCTTCGCTAACAAGTAAGGAACCATGATGGCAAAGAAACTCGACCTTTCGCGCGGTTATGGTGAAGTGTGGGGCCACGATGGCGGCGCCGCATTCGTTCAGGATGAAATCCTGTTTGATGCAGATGGCAATGCGCTGGCTGTCGATGACCAAGCGCATGAAGTCGAAGCAGTGGCGCCGAAAAAGCGCGGCCCGAAGAAAGCCGAACCCGTTTCCGTCGATGACCAACTCGCCGCCAACCTGCAAGGGGTAACGGGTGAATCCGTCTAACTCCATCAAGTACGAAGTCGTTGAATATACCCGAGGGGTTGTTCTCGACATTGCTGGAAAAGCCTATCCGCATTTCCTGTGCGTCGATACGCCGCGTGAGGGCGTGCGGCCCGACATCCGCGTTGAAACGCCGTCTGATCTGTCTCTGGTCATTGAGGATGGCAGCGTTGATGCGGTCTATTGCAGCCAGTACGCCGAAGCCATCAAGTCGCTTGCTGACTGGTGGCGCTGCGTAAAGGTCGGCGGGCATCTGGTCCTCAATCTTCAGGATGATCCGAAGCAGATCATTGACGCCATGCGCGACGTGGTTGGCGGATGGGACTTGATCGTTCGTGAAGACGACAAGCAACTGCTGGTTTTTCGCAAGATTGAAGGACAGAGCAACGTCAATAGCTGGATGGTCAAGGCGCTGAAAGGCAAGCAGAAAACCGCTTGTGTCGTGCGTTACGGCGGTTTCGGCGACATGATCCAGGCGGCAAATGTCCTTCCTGCGCTGAAGCGCCAAGGCTATCGCGTCACGGTGATGACTACGCCCAAGGGCAAGGAAGTCATCGAGAATGATCCGAACATTGACGACTGGTTCATTCAGGACCATGACCAAGTGCCAAACCACGAACTCAGCGAGTTCTGGAAAGTGGTTTCACAACGGTTCGATAAATTCGTCAATCTCTGCGAGTCGGTCGAAGGCACCTTGATTGCCATGCCGGGACGGGCCAATCATGGCTGGCCGCATGAAGTTCGTCATGCCATGCTTGACGAGAACTACCTTGAATTCTCATCGATGCTGGCCGGCGTTCCCTATGCCAGCGAGTCGAAGTTCTACCCGACCGAAGCAGAGACAAGGGCCGCCCGTGCGCGTCTTGGTCCCGGTCTGAACGTGATGTGGGCGCTGGCTGGATCGTCCTGTCATAAGTTCTATCCCGGACAGGATGTAGTGATTGCCCGCATCCTGCTTGAAAATCAGGATTGCCGAATCTTTCTTGTTGGCGATGCGGCTTGCGTCATCCTTGAAGCGGGATGGGAGAAGGAAAGCCGCGTTGTGTGTCTTTCCGGCGAGCTTGGCATTCGTGACACGCTGGCGCTGGCAAAAGAGGTTGATGTCGTTCTCGGCTGCGAAACCGGCGTTTTGAATGCTGTGGCCTTCGAGGATAACCGCAAGGTTGTCTTGCTCTCGCATAGTTCCCACGAAAACCTGACGAAGCATTGGGAAAACACCATTGCACTGGCGCCCAATGGGCTTGATTGCTACCCATGTCACCGTCTGCACTACACCCGCGAGTTCTGCAAGGAAGACAAGGAAACTGGCGCCGCCATGTGCCAACGCCTCATTGATCCGGCTGATGTGTATCAGGCCGTAATCTGGAAAGAACAGGCAGCGGCATGAACAAGGGCGAACTTCGCAATCAAGTACGCATCGACATCAAGGATGAAAAGAGGCCGTATTTCTTTACGGACGAATACCTTGACCGCTTGATTAACGAATCCGAAGTAGAAGCGGCGCGGCGCGCTTTGCTGCTGGTCGATTCGACTTCATCAGTTACATCAATCGACTTGTCCGCAGGGGATTCCGGTGCCGATCTTGATCCGTCCATCATCTACGTTCGTCGTGCGCGGCTGGCCTCAACCAAGCGTCCGCTGACGCCCTGCGTGGCGCGAGCAATGGATGAAATGATTCCGAGTTGGGAAGAGGATCAAGCCAGCGTTCCAATCCGCTTTGTGCCCGACTGGCAGACCGGCTATATCCGCCTGTGGCCGGCGACAAGACTAGCCGACCGCCTGTCTATGACCGTAGTTCGTAAGCCGTTGAATGCGATGGTCGATGACGAAGACGAGCCGGAAATCCGCGAACACTATCACTTGATGCTGCTGGATTGGGTGAAACATCGTTGCTATGCGGTGCAGGATTTTGACTTGTACGACCCGAAGAAATCCGAGGCGCATAAGACAGAGTTTGTCCGCAATTTCGGCGAAAGCCGCCCGATCGATGAGCATTGGGCGCAGGAACAGTATTACGACGTTGGGGCTAATTGATGTCAGA